GCGCCGGTGTCGGAGGCGGGGACGATGCCGATGCGGTAATCGGCGGGGACGCCGAGGATTTCGCGGGTGAGGTCGATCGCCTCTTTCAGCTTGGCCTTGCCGACGGCGGCGCGGTGCGAGCGGCCCAGGGGCGCGTCGGCCAGCATGTCGAGGGAATATCCGGGGATCTTGGCGCAGGGGCCGGAGGAGAAGCGCGGGTTGGCCGGGCGCTTTGCCGGCGGGGTCAGGTCTGTCATGGTAGCCTTCCAGCTAAAAGCCCTTCGTTGGGGAAGGGTGTCCCAAGACGGCACCTACGATATCCCTGAAAAAACGTCAATTCCCAAAGGTTGTTGCGAGGCTGACGTTGCAGGTTCACGCGGCTTCTCGCGGAACGATGCAGGAACGTGCGGACAGGATTGGCACAAAACTGACACAGCCGATTCCGGGATTGTTCCCGGTCTGTCCGAACACGGAACACGCGACAAGGTCGAGCTGACGCCGGAAGATGTCCGCTATCGAATGACGGCGGCTCGCGCCCTCGCCGAAGCGATTGGCGACGCGCACCCGGATGACGCTGTGCAGCTCATGGCCGCCGCGCTTGCCGATCTCACCCATAGCGGCCAGCGCCCCGACTTCTTTCTGAACGCCGAGGAAGAGGTGCGCTGGTGGGCGAGTTTTGAAGCCCCAGAGGTACTTGTCGCCACCCTTGCAGCGGTCCTGCAGAACCTGGGCAACCGGGCAATGCACCTGGACACCCGCAAGCGGCTTTTCTGGATCCTCTGGCAGAACTTCAGCCCGGTGGCGCAGTCGAGCTTTCTTGTCCGTGCGACGGGAGGGCGGGCGGCATGATCATCCAAAGAACATCAGTCTTGACAGCAAGCCCAGTCAACGTGGCCGAGGTCGCGAACCATGCCCGGATCGACGAATCGCCTTTCGCAGCAGAGGCGCACCGGCTGTCTCTTGCAGCTGCCCGCGAGTTTGAGGACTTCGCTCAGATAGCCCTACTAGAACAAACGATCAGGGTGACGATTGAAGACCCGATCAGGTGCGCCATGCTGGCATTGCCCATCGCGCCCCTGGTTGACCCGCTGTCTGTTGAGGTGACCGTCGACGGCGTGGACTTTGAAGGCTTTGCGGTCATCACTGGCTTGCGTCCTGCCCTCAGGTTCATAGGCGAAAAGCCCACCGGCCTAGTCGTCGTCACCTATCTCGCAGGGTTCGGAGCCACTTCAAGCTCACTACCCGAGGATATTCGCCACGCCATCGCTGATCATGTGGTCGCCCTCTTTGAGGTGCGCGGCCTAAGCGACGGCAAGGGCAACGGCATGTCGCCACACATGGCCAGGATCGCTGCCCGTTATCGGAGGGTGGCGCTGTGAACGCACAGAAGCACTTCACCGGCGACACCGAGGTTGATCAGCTTCTGTTCAGCTGGGGCAGGGTGATCCGCGATGCGGAGGGCTGGGCGCGAGGCTTTGCCCTCTCGATCCAGCGCGCCCGGAAGAAGCCGGAATGGAAGCCGAGCGCCAGGCAGCTTTCGGTCATGCGCCAGATGGTCGCCGAGCTGCCCGCCTATGAGGGCACTGGTGACAGTCAGGTCATCGAACGGGAGGGATGAAAGAAGGAAGCCCGCCGTTGGCGCGGCGGGCCGGTGCTTGCGGGAGGGTTCAGACAGTGGCCGCTCGCACCGAAAGCATACCACGGGGCCGGATCAGATGCAAAGGGCAGTCCGAAAGACCGAAGCCCGATCCGCTGCACAGCGTTCGACGTGCAGGAAGTAGCGGTCAACTCACTGGCGAGGACGCGCGCACAGTGAGGCCCTAAGCGGCGGCCCGGCTCCGGCCAATGGCAAGACCGTGCGGGCATAGGGACAGCCGCAGCCATGTGCCATGTGCCATGTGCTGTGGGCTGTCTTCCTATGCCCGTCACAACAACCCTCACCAGCCAATGGGCTGTGAGTCTTGAGACTGAGACGAGACAACGAAGGACTTGAGATGAAGATCAGCGCTGCATCCGTCGTTCACGACCTTTTCCCCAGCGCCGTTGGAACTGGTGCCAATGCCGCCGATATGGGCTTGGCCAAGGACCGGCATCTGGGTCTTCCTTTCTCTCTCACGTCGAAAATTTCGGGAAAGTCGCCGGGCATCCGGGCTATCCAGTTTCTGAGCCTTTTGTCGATTCCAGAGGGAAAAAAGGCCGGAAAACCGCTTAAACTAGCAGAATTCCAGCGAAAATTCGTAAAAGGGACATTTGCCAAGAATGTCATGGTCGGCGTTCTGTCGATCGGGCGCGGGAATGCCAAGACCGCCCTCTCTGCCGGTCTGGCGCTGGCAGAGCTGGTCGGAGCGCTGCAGGAACACCCTCAGCCCAAGCGCGAGGTCATCCTCGCTGCCCGCAACCGCGACCAGGCGCGCACCGCGTTCAACTTCGTGCTGGGCTTCATTCAAGGCCTGCCCTCAGCTGACCAGGCGCTATTCACCATCCGGCGCGGATCGAAGCTCGAGGTCGAATGCGACTGCATGGGCGGCGGCTTGGTGCGAGTGATCGCTGCAGACGGCAAGTCCGTTCTCGGTGGTGCCCCGACGCTGGCGATCCTGGACGAGCGCGCTGCGTGGGAACGCGAGAAGGGCGACGGTCTTGAGAATGCGATCATGTCTGGCCTGGGCAAGCGTGACGGCCGCGCGCTGATCATTTCCACCAGCGCGCCGGATGACGCGAACACCTTCTCTCGCTGGCTGGACGATCCGCCACCCGGCACCTACGTGCAGGAACATCGCCCGGCCTTTGGCCTGCCCGCCGATGATCTGGAAAGCTTGCTTCAAGCGAATCCCGGCGCGGCCGAAGGCATCGGATCGACCCCGGAATGGCTGGTGTCGCAAGCCCGCCGCGCCATTGCGCGGGGTGGCTCTGCCCTGGCCAGCTTTCGCAACTTGAACCGGAACGAACGCACCTCGACCGAAGATCGTTCGGTCCTGGTGACGGTGGATGAATGGATGGCGGCAGAGGTCGCCCCGGATGATCTTCCTCCCCGTCAAGGGCCGTGCATCCTTGGCGTGGACCTGGGCGGCAGTCGCAGCATGTCGGCGGCAGCGTTCTACTGGCCCGACACCGGTCGGCTTGAGGCGCTTGGCACCTTCCCGGCTTCCCCGTCCCTCGCGGATCGCGGCGCGGCCGACGGCGTGTCGGATCGCTACGTGCAGATGAATGCGCGGGGCGAGCTGTCGGTGATGGGTGAAGCGACCGTGCCTGCAGGGCAATGGCTCGCCCAGATCGTCCGGCACCTGGACGGCGCGGACGTGTCCTGCATTGTCGGCGACCGCTTCCGCCACGCTGAATTCACCGAAGCCATGCAGGCCGGTGGGCTTGGCCGAGTGCCATTCATCTGGCGCGGATTCGGCTGGAAGGATGGATCCGAAGACCTAGAGCGCTTCCGCCGCGCGCTTTTCGATGGCGAAGTAAAGGTCGCGCCTTCGATGCTGCTGCGGTTCGCCTTCGCGGACGCGATCACGCTGGTCGATCCGGCAGGCAACCACAAGCTGGCCAAGGCCCGCAGCCTGGGGCGGATCGATGCTGCGGCCGCCACCGTACTCGCTGTTGCCCAGGGTGCGCGCATGAAAGCGGCTCCGCAGAGAAAGGCGCGCATATCATGGGGCTGATCAAGCATCGTCGCCATTCGAAGCAGGTCACATCCACCCGCCGGTGGCAGGTTCTGCGTCATCAGATTCTTGAGCGTGACGGTTGGAAGTGCCGCAGCTGCGGCGCCCGCGGCCGCCTCGAGATCGATCACATCAAGGCTGTCCGGCTGGCCCCGGAACGCGCCTTTGACCCCAACAACCTGCAGGCACTTTGCGGTCCCTGCCACACGAAGAAGACCCGGATCGAGTGCGGACACCCCGCCCCGGTTCAATCGCCCGAGCGCGACGCCTGGGCACAAGCCGTTGCCGATCTGGCACCGGTTCCATCCACCAAACAGAAGGACTGACCCAACCATGTTGGACTCCGTGAAGATCGCCCGCCGGCAAAGCGAAATCCGGCAACAGCTCTCGACCCTGGCCGGGAAGCCCCAGCCGACCGAGGACGAAACCCGTTCCATGGAAGCCCTGGACGCGGAATACCGCACGAACGAAACGCGCTACCGGGCCGCGCTGATCGCCGAAGATGGCGAGCGCCGCGAAGCCGGGGCGCAACTGGAAACCCGCGCCGGGGCCGAATGGGATTCCCTGGTGCAGGGCTTCGAGCTGCGTCAGGTGGCGCTGCACCTGGACGAGGGCCGCGCCATGGATGGCCGCACCCTCGAGGTGGTGACCGAGCTTCGCAGCCGTGGCGGCTATCGCGGGACGCCGGTTCCGTGGGGCGCGCTGGAACGCCGGAACACGGTAGCGAGCGGGACGCCGAACCCCCTGCAGACGCGCCCGATCATCGACCGGCTTTTCCCGGATTCGGTGGCCGCGCGCATGGGTGCGGAGATGATCGCAATCGAAAGTGGGCTGACCGAATGGCCCGTTACCACTTCGGCGGTGACGGCCGGGTGGCAGGCTACGGAAGCGGGGGCGGTGGCCGGGCCGACGCAATTCACCACGGTGGACAAGGCGCTGGCACCGAACAACACGCTGGGCATTCGGATGGCGATCAGCCGCCGGGCGATGCTGCAGACGGGCGCTGGCCTTGAGGAAGCCGTCCGGCGCGACATGAATGGGGCCATTCAACAGGCCCTTGACGCGGCGATTTTCCGGGGCGCTGGTGCCTCTGGTGAACCGCTGGGCGTCCTGACCACGCCCGCGACCTACGGCATCACCGCAACCGCAATCGGAGCAGGCGGAACCTGGGCGATCTTCCGGGAGGCCATTGCCCGATTCATGACGGCCAACGCTGCCAGCTCGCCCGCAGAGGTGAAGGTGCTGATGCGGCCGGAAGTGTGGAGCTTCATGGATGGTACGCTGTTGATCTCGACCGCAGTTTCTGAATACGAACGCATGGCGGCGGCAGTCGGCGCAGAAAACATCGTCCTCTCGACAAACGCGCTTGCCGCCCCGACCGGCTCGCCGCTCGCCTCGACGGCTTTGCTGACGACGAATTCGGGCGGACTCGCGCCGATCTTTGTCGGCATGTGGGGCGCTGTGGACCTTATCCGGGATCCCTTCTCGGATGCTGCCAGCGGTGGCCTTCGCCTCACAGCCCTGACCACGGCTGACGTGACCGTGGCGCGCGGTGCGCAGCTGCAGATCCTCACCGGTGTGCGGCAAGCGTGATGCTGTGGGGGGCGTCTCTCGGCGGGCTTGAACTTCGCAGTGAGGGCGGGGAAACCCGCCTTCGGGCGACGTTCCCCTATGGCGCGGAAACCGAGCTTGCACCTGGGCGGCGGGAGGTCATCGCCGCCCGGGCCTTCGCTGACCGGATCGAGGCGGGGGAGGATATCCACCTCTTGTCCGGTCACGACTATGAAAAGCCTCTCGCGTCACGCGCGGCGGGCACCCTCACCTTGCGGGACACCGACGCGGCGCTTGTCCTGGAGGCGCGGATCGACGCGGGCACCAGCTGGGCGCGCGACTTTCTGGCCGCCCATGCCGCCGGGCTGATCCGTGGCCTAAGCCCCGGCTTCCGGGTGCCGGAAGGCGGGGAGCGGATCGAACGGCGCGGGCAGGGCCTTCTCCGCACGATCACGCGGGCCGCGCTTTACGAGCTGAGTGCCGTCACTGTCCCGGCCTATCCGCAGGCGCAGATCGAGGCGCGGGCGTGGGAGGGCGTGAAGGTCGATCCGCTTTCCGCCGGGCTGTACCGAACTCTCAAC